TTTCTCCCTGGCTCCGAAAGGATAAAGTCAAGGATCTTGATGTAGTTAAATCTTACTATGGTTATAGTAATGAAAAGGCGCAACAAGCCCTCCGTATTTTATCTCCTGAACAAATTGCATTCATTAAATCCAAACTTGAGACTGGAGGAAAAAAATGAGTATCGCGGAACCTGAGGTTCGTTGGTCTCCTGATAAAATGGTAGAAGTGACTTTGAGAGAACCCGATGATTTTCTCAAGGTCCGTGAGACCCTAACCCGTATTGGAGTTGCCTCCCGTAAGGAGAAAAAACTCTATCAGTCATGTCACATCCTGCATAAACAGGGTAAGTATTTCATTGTTCATTTCAAAGAACTCTTTGCATTGGACGGTAAGAAAGCTAACCTGACTGTAAATGATGTACAACGTCGTAATCGTATTACCCAGCTGCTTTGTGATTGGGGTTTGATTGATGTTGTCAAAGAGGAATCGGTTGCTGAAGTTGCACCTTTGAACCAGATTAAAGTTCTCTCTTACAAAGAAAAGAATGAGTGGGCTCTGGAGACCAAGTACAATATCGGTAAGAAGAAAAAAGTAGAAGAAACTGCATAAATAGAACGTCGCTCTTTCGTGCGCGACTCTATACATACGGAATATACGCTACTTTATGGGGGGGTTAACCGTCCCCCTTTTTTATGTCTTCTTGTATAATTAGTATTGGATGCCGCAAGGGTCCACACAATCTAATCTCGCTTTTAAAGGAGAACTAAAAATGACTAACCTCACCAGGTATACGGCTGCGGATCTTAATACCCTGATGGATAAGATCACACGCAACAGCATTGGAATGGACGAATATTTCGATCGTCTATTCAATCTTCATGAAACTACAAAGAACTATCCACCTTATAACCTTGTTCAGGTAAATAATGTTGAATCTCATTTGGAGATTGCACTAGCTGGCTTTAAGAAAGGAGAAGTAAATGTCTTCACGGAGTATGGAAAACTTTTTGTCGAGGGTCAGCGGGAGGACACCGACTCGGACAAGACGTTTATCCACAAGGGACTGGCTCAGAGAAGTTTTCAACGAGCGTGGACTTTATCCGATGACACAGAGGTCAGAGACGTTACCTTCGAAGACGGACTCCTCAGAATCGTCCTTGGAAAAATAGTTCCAGATCATCACGCCCGTAAGAATTACCTCTAAATACTTACACCTGCGTGCCATGCAGTGGGGTTGCCTTTTCGGGTAACCCCTTTTATAATTTGGAGAAAAAGATGTCTGTAAAATTAGTAGTTCTAAAATCCCTCGAAGAAATTGTTGCTGACATAAAAGAACTTGTTCTTGAAGAGGATGGAAAGGAGAAAATTGTGGGTTTTCTTCTTACCGAACCTAGAGTTCTGAGCCTCTCAAAAATGGTTCCTCTGAATGAGGAAGAGGGTCAAAAAATTAGTGTCAACTTTGAAAAGTGGCAACCATTCTCTGAAGACAAACAATTCCAAATCCCTGCTGATTGGGTTGTGACTATCGCAGAACCGCTTGAAAAACTGAAAGCATCTTATGAGGAACACTTAAATGCAAAAGAACGTACAATGTCTGTACTTGAAGAACAATCTGTTGTTGGTGGCTGAGGTTGTTGAGGTAGCTGCCGACATCGGTGAACCAGATTGTAAACTGGTAAAACCATATCTTGTTAACCAATCATCACTGGACATCAGTCCATGGTTGGATTTTTCCCCACAAGATGTTATACTGTTGAGGTCTGACGACATTCTCACAATGGTCGAACCTAGTGAGAAACTAAAAGATGAGTACCTGAAAGTCACCTGATGCGATTTTATACTAACGTTCAAATGGTTGGGGACCAAATGTTGGTCCGTGGTTATGAAAATGGTAAACGGTACATGAACCGTGAAGTTTTCAATCCCACTCTTTTTGTTACTGCAAAGAACAAGAGATCAAAGTATCGCACGTTAGAAGGTGATCCTGTAGAGCCCGTTCATCCTGGAACCATCCGCGAAACCCGTGACTTCATGAAGAAGTACGATAACGTGGATGGTTTCAACATTTATGGATTTGAGCGTTTTATCTATCAGTATATCTCTGACAACTATCCAGAGGAACATATTGAGTTTGACATCTCAAAGATCAATCTTGTGACGATTGACATTGAGACGAAAGCTGAATATGGATTTCCCGATGTTGAATCTACATCTGAGGAAGTTCTATTGATCACGATTCAGGACTTCAATACCAAACAGATTATCACTTGGGGTGTTGGACCATTCAACAATAAACAGGAGAACGTTGATTATCGTCAGTTCTCTGATGAGTATTCAATGTTGAGTGCCTGGATCCAGTGGTGGATCGAGAACACCCCTGATGTGGTGACTGGCTGGAACTGTGAGTTCTTTGACCTTCCCTACCTTGCAGGACGCCTGAACCGCGTTCTAGGGGAGAAACTGATGCGCCGTCTGTCTCCTTGGGGTCTGGTGACGCAACAGGAAGTCTTTGTACAGGGTCGTAAGAACTTCTGCGTGGATGTGGGTGGTGTAGCTATTCTTGATTACATGCGTCTGTATCGGTGGTCTCCTGGTACTCCCAACCAAGAGAGTTTCCGTCTGGACTACATTGCACAACAGGAACTTGGTCAACAGAAACTAGACCACTCTGAGTTTGATACCTTCAAGGATTTCTATACTCATGGTTGGCAGAAGTTTGTTGAGTACAACATTGTTGACGTGGAACTGGTAGATCGACTTGAGGATAAACTCAAGTTGATTGAACTTGCCCTGACCATGGCTTACGATGCCAAGGTGAATTATCAAGATATCTTTTACCAAGTGCGACTTTGGGATTGCATCATTTATAACTATCTAAAGAGGAAGGATATTGTTATTCCTCCCAAAGAGAGATCCGAAAAGGATGAGAAGTATGCAGGAGCCTACGTCAAGGAACCGATTCCTGGAAAGTATGATTGGGTTGTGTCTTTTGACCTTAATAGTCTCTACCCTCACCTTATTATGCAGTACAATATCTCGCCAGAGACCCTCCTTGAGGAACGTCATCCAACTGCAAATGTTGAAAGGATCCTGAACGAAGATATCAACTTTGAGATGCACAAAGACTATGCAGTTTGTGCAAACGGTGCCATGTATCGTAAGGATGAACAGGGATTTCTCCCTGAACTCATGCAGAAGTATTACGATGAACGTGTGATCTTCAAGAAGAAGATGATCCAAGCTAAGAAGGAGAATGAAAAGTCCCCATCTATTGCACTACAGAAAGAGATTGCACGGTGCAATAACATCCAAATGGCTAAGAAGATTTCTCTTAACTCTGCTTATGGTGCCATCGGTAATCAGTATTTTCGATATTACAAACTTGCAAACGCAGAGGCGATTACACTCTCTGGTCAGGTCTCTATCCGTTGGATCGAGAATCGAATGAATGGGTATCTAAATAAAATACTCAAAACTGACGGCGTTGACTATGTTATCGCGTCTGATACCGATTCTATCTATCTACATCTTGGTCCACTTGTTGACCATATATTTCCTCAGGGAGTACGTGATAAAGGAAAAGTCGTTGACTTTCTCAATAAAGCTTGCGAAAGCCAGATGGAACCATTCATTGAGAAGAGTTATCAGGCGTTGGCGACTTACGTTAATGCATATGATCAGAAGATGCAGATGAAGCGTGAGAACATCGCTGACCGTGGTATCTGGACTGCGAAGAAGCGATACATTCTCAATGTGCATGACAGTGAAGGTGTGCGATATGCAGAACCCAAACTCAAGATCATGGGTATCGAAGCTGTCAAATCATCTACTCCTGCACCTTGTCGCAAGGCTATTAAGGATGCACTCAAGGTGATAATGAGTGGAACAGAAGACCAGATGATTGACTTCATTGACAACTTCCGTAAAGAGTTTAAGAAACTTCCTCCAGAAGAGATTTCATTCCCTCGTTCTGTGAGTGAAGTTACCAAGTACAAGAGTAACCAATCCATCTATGCAAAAGGAACTCCCATTCATTGTCGTGGAGCCCTTCTGTTCAACCATCATGTAAAACGTCTTGGTTTGGATGGTAAATACTCATTGATTAAGAATGGTGAGAAGATCAAATTCTGTTATCTCCGCAGCCCCAATCCAATTCACGAAAACGTGATGTCCTTTATTCAGGACTTTCCTAGGGAACTTGGGATTGAGAAGTATGTAGACTATGACCTTCAATTTGAAAAATCATTTCTAGACCCCTTGAAAATCATCTTGGATGTGATAGGATGGGGTGTGGAAAAATCCGTAAACCTAGATCTTTTCTTCTCATGAAAGACCA